GTTCTTTCTGTGGTGCGTGACCGTCAATGCGGTCGCTGGTTGGAATTGTGTTGCCTGACCTAGATTTGTAATCTGGCATAGGCGCACGATAGTCCTGCTTGGGTTTGTCTGTGATACCTATCTTCGCAAGCCATTGCTCGTGTTCTATCTTGGCTTGCCGATCTCTTTTGGTTAAGCCTTTTTGTTTACGCTTCTTGTAATTGGTCGTAGTCATATACGGACCTACTAGATGCATGGACATATTACGCTCCTGTTTAGTTAATCGTATAAACAGTATAGCGTATTTGTATTATTTGTCAACCAGTTTGTTGTATTCTTCTCTACTGACCACACCTTCTCGCAAAAGTTTTTCTCTGTTTGCCATATGCTTCATTTGAATTTCTTCTTTGCTTCCGCCAAAGTATGCTACAGCATGACCTTCTTCAACTAGTATGTCGGTGGCTCTACGTACTTCGCCTTCCCACTCTTCGACAAGAAAGTCTCCCAAAATTCGTCCGAACTTACCTTTTTTATCTTCTCCGCTTTTATCAATCTCTGTTTTGAGAACTTGAATAGATCCAATAGGCAATAATTCTTTTAATCTATTTTTACTTGCAAGACCAAAAACCTTTTCAGTTTCATCTCTTGTTCTAGATTCCGGAGTGTCGATACCCATCATTCGTACTCTTTCTTTGTGCAGCCAAACACCAAACCCTAAATCTATATCTATGTCAACAGTATCTCCGTCAACTACCCTTAAAATTTTACATTTATATTCATACATTTTTTTGTATTCCCTCTCTAAGCGGCCTTGCCTTGGCCTCTACTTGGCTTGTATGAACGTTTTTTATCTTTATTCATACTACTCAGTTTAATTGAACTTTTGGTTTTACCAATACTTGTTTTCTTTTTATATTTTTCTGGTTTCCATACTGCACCAGTTGTACCTTTAGCCATTGCCCTCTCCCCATTCATCCATAATAAATTCTCCAAATGCCTGTCCAAATATCCACATCAGAACCAGCAAATGGGCTGCAATATATATTAACACTGGTATCACAACAAAACTCACCCAACGTGGCTTTTTTTCTAACCAATGTAATAACTGCTTGATCCTGTTCTTAACACCATCCATCAAATACTTGCCTACTACATAACGTATTACTCGCATTACAATAAGAATAGGTGAACTCAAAACGTCAAACAGTATTAAAAACAAATCAACAGAGACATCTACTATTGAATCTATGTTTAATTTTTTCTTAATACGTTGCCACATCAGCCAGATGAGAACATATTAATTAGTTCTGGACCAAAGTTTCCTGCTGCCCAACCTAGTGCTACAATAGCAACAACACCCATGACTAACCATTTCATTTTAAAATCGTCTACATCCATGCGTAATGCTACAAGTTCATTTCCAAGGATTCGAACACTTACTTCGAGCTTTCCTTTGTCGTCTACCTCTGACATAATAATGACTCCCTCTTAATATATGTGTATTTATTGTTATATTCACAAAAAAAGAGCCCGGAGGCTCTTTCTTTTATTTTATGTTCTATAAATTAGAAACTAAAACTTACGCCAACTGTTGGAGTAAAGTCTTCTGTGTCTACATTATAGTTTGCACCTGCTGTTATTTCAGCACCGGCAAAACCATAAACATACTCAGCACCGATGTTTTGTAGTGTGTCATCTTGATCACCGTTTAAATATGCTGTAATAGAACCTGTTTCAACAATACCTTCAAAGCCAATGTTTTCAGCGTCTAGATCATACGATAAAGCGCCGCCTACTGCAACTGCTCCTAATGAAAAACCGCTAACTCCTGCACCTAACACAGTGTTTTCACTGTCAAGGTTGTAGTCGCCTGCAACTGTTAAAGCAAATGCACTTGTGTTGATTGTGTAAGCACCTTGAACGTTTGAGATATCTGTTACGTCTGCTGTCCAGTCTGTGAAACCAACTGCTACTGCTGCATCGCCTACAGTTACTTGTACTGACTCAGTCATTGCTGGAGCCGTTAGTGTCTGGTTGCCTTCTGCATCTGGCATAACACCGTTGTCGTCACCGATAGCAACACCAACGCCGTTTACATCTGTACCAACTGTCCAGTTGTCTAGTGTCACTGCGCCGCCGTCAGTTGCACTAAAGTCTAGATCAATTGATGCTAAACCTGCTGCGTCTACACCTAAGTCTAGACCCATTGCACCACCCCATTTATCTGTTGTAGCGTTTTGTGTGAACTTTAGTTCCACTTCACCTGATAGTACCGGGCCTGGTACTGCTGGTGTTTCAGCGTATGCCGCGCCTGCGAACATAACTGCTGCTATAATACTAAATACTTTGCGCATAATATTTCCTTTTTGTTGTGTGTAAAAATAGTGGGCAAGAAGTAGTTGTTCTTGCCCACGTTTTATTTATATAAACTCCATGCTGCAACTGCACAATTATTAAACCAATAGTTACAATTGTTGCAAATATACAACATTATCCTCCTACATAAATTCCTTTGCTTGGCTTATACCAAACTTTTTGATGGTGTATACGTCCTAATAGTTCTTGTATCTCGTGCATCTCATTTTTGAGTTGCTCGGATGTTTCTCCTTGGGCAATAGCAAGACCTCTACGACCTGCTTTTGCTCTAAGGGCATGTTCAATTATTTCAATATCACGAACAGTCAATTCAAACTTTAGATTTGGTTTCATTTAATACTTCTTTCGTTATTTTATTAGCCGGCATGCAAGCAACATTTACTATTGTATCGTTGAATCCTGCAACATTGATAACTTCTATTGCAAGTCTATCGCTGTTAGCAGGATCGTTGATAAATGCTTTGCATTCGTTTTGTGTTTCAAATGGCAGAGTCTTTATTGCAAAAGGTTCTGCTTCCAACATAACGAATACAATAAGCCACTTCATTTATTGATTTCCGTTACTGCAATTATATAAAAACCTATGATAATAATTGCCAGTATGCTTATTGCTGTAAAAATTTCGCTCATTGACATAGGTCCTCATACTTTGTAGTATGGGCTCTGTGTAATACACCATTTGGAAGTGTTTCTGTTGAGAATAGTTTTAGAAAATATTTTAGCATCTGTGTCTCCTGTGTATAATAATATATAGCACGGTTGTCTAGTAAAGTCAACCTTACTAAGGTGTGTAAAATTGTAGCAGTTATTCAATATTACGAACTTGCCTTCCGCTATGACACATTTTTATACATAGCGGAGGAGGATTATCACTATTCCATGCTTTTTCACAACAATGATTTTGATAGTAATCATGATTTACTATATCATATAAATCATAGTAATTTAAATTATTCCAATTAGGATCTTGCTCGAAAGCCTTGGTCAGTGCTTTATCAGACATTAAAGTGTTATCTGTAGGATGTCTATAACTTTCTACAAGGTAATGACAACAAGGCCATACTTTCCCATCAATGTTAATTTCCCAATCCCGTTCTATTTCATCATCAAATTCGTTATAACTCATACAATCTATATTATACATAGCCATATTCCTCTAATAATGATGTTGCTTCGTCTATAATTAATTTATCACACAAACCTTCGGCAGGATTATCTGTCCTGGTAATTTTAAATACTAGTTGCCTTTTTTCAAGCTTTAGTCCTTTAGCAATGCTGACTACTTCTGGTATTGTTTTGTAGTTCCAATTAAAAAGAATATAATGCCATTCTATTCTGCCGCCATTTTCATGAAATGCAATCATGTTATCCCATGCTTGTTGGAACTTTACACCTTTTCTGTATTTCCAATTCATTTCATGATCTATTCCATCAATGCCAAATGCAATGGTTAGTTTTCTATTCTTTTTTGCCTGCGCTGCATACCAGTTCGGTCGACGTATCCCCCCGTTTGTATTAATTAGAACACCATTTACTATATTATAGTCAAAAGCAATATCCAAAATTTCGTCTATACGAGGATGCATCATAGGATCACCTAACTCTCCGCATAGTTGTAATTGGCCAAACTTTTGCCATTTAGTGTAGCCACTATCTAAAAATTTTTTAAAGTTAGATGGGTCCATGTGAAATTGATTTTTTTTAATCCAATTAGAAGGAGTACCGTCTTCGTTATTTCTTTGACACCCTGCACAGAAGGCTTGACAATAACTTGAAATAGTTATATCAAAAGAGTTAATTTGTTTTTTTACCATTAAGCCTACTATATGTTATGCCACTATCCGCAGCATTTAGATTTTTTTCTGCCTGCTCTCCAGGCACGGAAGTCAATCACCCATTTTGTCACGCACAGTCCTAATAGTGCGGCTAAACTTGTGTATTGTATTCCTGTCCAAATCAATGCCATTGTAATGTCCTTTAGTGTGGCACTTCTGTTGCTAGGCAGTACCCGCCCCCTTAGATTACGCTGCTAGAGCAAATCCAGAAGGTGCAAAGTTATCGTTTGCATTTGTGTTTTGTAAACTTGCCTACCTGTCGAACCTATTTCGCCCCCATCAAAGATACACTATAGCTTTTTCCCCTAACGAACATTGCCTAGGATTGTCTAGCGAGCCAGCCACGGCTGTTTTGTTAATAGTGTATCTATGGTGGAGGCGTCCGGTACCGCCCCGGAGTCCAAATACGCTTTGTAACGCCTACAGTTTATTTATATAGTCTATATTTTATAGTGTCAACCACTCTTTTAGATAGAACTACTTCATAATGGTTACGATCAATTGTTGTGTATTCTACATCGCCTCTGCAAGTCATTGAATGTCGTGTAACAATACCATCATTACGCCCTGATAACCAAGGAACATCACCTGTTGTAGTAACAATTTGTAACCAAGGAACTTTTATTGAAAGTTTTCTACTGCCTTTTATAAACGCACTATGTGGCGTAATGTCTCTAAATAATTGATATCCTGGATTAAGTAAACCGCCCCAAGTTGCTATCTCGCTGCCATTGAACGGTGTAGCAAGGCTAACTACACCTTTGATGTCAAATAAATTTTGTAAGTACGTTGCATATACTCCGCCTAAACTATGTGCAATGATACTAAAAGGCCCCTTGTTTTCCTTTAGGATTTCTTTCATTTCATCTAGATTTTCTTCAGCAGTTGTTTCTTTATCATAATTCAGAAAAATAGGATCTTTTGCTTTTATTTCTTTTTGAATATAAGCAAAACTTCTTTCGCTTGCTGTAGCGCCATGTATGAAAATTGTTTTCATATATTATTTATAGTGGTTTTTTGCAAACCATTATTATCAGTGTGCGTCTTTGCTCTATACAATCAATAGCATCAAAGTCATGCCAAGTTTGCTCACCTCTAAAGAATGCTGTGCCACCGTTTTGTATATAAGGGTTTTGATGAGAAAACTCTGTTTTATTTTTATAGATTTTTGTACCTGTGCCTGTGTCTGCTAAACCTAAAACAAAAGTAAAAATCTTTTTAGGATTGTCTGTATGTACTTTATTGTACTGCCAGTCTATATCAATATTATCAAATTGTAATTCTAAGTAGTGTCTAGAAAAATCATACTTCAATATATCAGACAAATCTAGCATAGGTTCTTCTAGCAAATCATGCCATTTACCTTCCTTAAAAGGATGCATTGTACGTGAATCATAACGAGGTAAGTTTTTACTATATGCGTTAAACTCTTCAAACACATCTTGAGGGAGAAAATTATGTATTAGGTATTGTGTCCAAGGGTGTTCTATTTTCTCAACTATCATACAAGAACACTTTCATCTCGCCATTGATCATTTACATAATTTACAATAACACTGATCCTATCATCTTCTAAAGGTTCTAGTTTGTGAGGTTCATTCCCTGTGTTAACAAAAAACCATCCACTACCTCTTTTGGCTCTTGTTTTTACATTGTTGAAAGTTGTGCTTGTTTCTTGGTAATCTAGATACAATTGCAATGTAAATGTTTTGGCATCATCGTCGCAGTGATCTTCTAACCAACTGCCCTTAAGATCTTTACAAAGTTCAATTCTCAATCTATCTTTTGTATAATCTTTACCTACAGTTTCGCCAAACATTTTTCTTGTTTCGTATGAATCAAAAAACTCAATTAGATCCCAAAAACAAGGATGCTCATAGTGATGCATCCAATGCCTAACATTTTTATCTGTTCGTTTACCATTCAATGATCCCCAGGAAAGCACTTCAGACTCGTTTATAATACATCTTATAAGTTCATCGCTTATAAGTTTTTCAAACTGCCAAATTGTGTAACCTACATTAACTGTGTTTAATATCAATTACCACTCTCCATTCTGTTCTAAATTTTTGATATATTAATTGATTATCAACATACACTCTGCCTTTTACAATCTTAAATTCTTTTGGAGGATTGTATAGTGTAGGATCGCCTAGTTCTTGCGGCCAATCTTCTATTACCTCTTGAATATAACAAAGTCTATCTTTTGTTACCTTTTGTATTCCCCGCGGACACTTTTCAGCAAGATTATCAAAACTGACATAATTTAAACCTTTTACACTAAATTCATGTTGCTTTGGGTCACAAAATTTAATGTGTGGAAAACGCTGCTGAATGTCTCCTTTATAGTCTGTAAAAATAGTATACACAGGATAGGGATAAACTCTTTGAAAGTATAACCTACTATTACCAGGATGACACGCTACTTTCTTGCCAAAGTAATGTATACACATCGGATGTGTAATCTTTCCCCCTTTGGCAATATCTTTTCCTATCACTGAAATTGTGTTTGACTTTTCAAGTAAGTCAGCATTGGCTCTAGGATGGTTAGACAGAAATTTTGGTCCACAACGTTTTGTCATATCACTTACCATTTCTTCTATGTCATCTGAAATGCCGCTGTATGGTTTATTTCTAACAAGCCCTACATCTTCAAGTGTGGATTTTGCTACATAGGTTTTTGTGCCACAGAATCTATCAAAGTCTGCAAGTAGTTCTACTAGTTGGTCATATGATTTTAATTTAACGTGTTCATTCAGCATGACTCTGGACCGTTATATCTAACACTTGTTGTAAACTCATTCCTTGGTATTGAGGATTTAATTTTACAACGGCCCCCGCTTCGTCATCTTCATCTCTTTTGTGTAAACCAAAATAAATGGTTAAATCGTCTTCATCAATATCTTCTTGTCTTTTGTCTGCTGCCCAAAGTGCTGACATTAGAAGTAAAGATACAGTTAAAGGTTTGTCATCAATTTTTCGTTTGGTAATATACTCAATGACATTACGTCTTACTTGAGTATAGTAATTGGCTCTTGCTGCCAAATCATTTAGGTATTTTACGTTTTCTCTATCCATTTTTTACCAGCGGAGATTCAGGATGGAACCAGTACAGAAGACTACCGCCAGCTTCTAATTGTTTTAATAGATCGTCAGTTCTATAAAATGTAGGAGTGTGTCCGTGCATGTGTACTTCCCAATTGTCACTACCGCCTTCGTTAAACACATAACCAGGCTTAGATCTTCTGAATTGAATAAATTTATAATCTAAAGTTTCCCCATCATATTCTGTAGGGTGTACATTATACTCTGCTAATAAGTGCAATCTTAAATCTTCTACGGTATCCATTTATATCTCCTACATGTATTTATTACATTTCCATTTTCTTATCTTGGATTTGTTTACGCCTTTGAGGTATAAGAGCCTTTAATTCATTAAGTGCTTGTCGTGCCCTAACAGCACTAACTTTGATGCCTTCTTGTTCAAATTTTTCTGATTCTCTAATATAGGTTGTGAATAGGGCTTTTAGTTCATCATGTAATTCAGTCATTAATCACCAATTATTACTGTTGATTGAGTAGAAGAGTTTATTTTATTTGCATCACATGCATCATTTACTCTTGCTGCTAATGCTGCTTCGATGTATACACTACCACTACTTCCTGCTATTGAAGCAGTATGTGGAACACAGGTTATTCCTGAAGTAATTTCATGTGATACAGTATTATCGCCTAAACGACATGCTAGAATACCCTCAACATAAACAGTCGACTGGCTAGGACTTGCTAGTGTAGTTGTACCATCACAACCGTGTCCTGTCAAAACACCATCACCTGCTCTTGCTGAAAGGTTATCTGCCATTATACCATTTGTACTCCGGTTGTACTTGTAATATACTGTTTGGCCATTTCTGTGTCAGTTTTAGCAACAAACAGAATACTATGTTTATTTAACTTAATATCTGCACCTTGAGGTACAGTGAAAGCATATGGACCTAGTCCAATACCTTGTTGTGTTGCCATTAGTGCAAGTGGTTTTTGAATTGTAAGTGTTGTATCATTTTCTTCTACAAAACGACCTACAATTTCATCACCACTAGTAATTTTTACAGTAATAGTGTCGTGTTTTTTATATGGTGCTTCAATTAACATTATAATGTGTATCCTGTTCCGTTATAGCCTGTGTCTTCGATATATTTTACAAATTGCTCGTAGCCTCCTACTTTAAGACCGTTAACAACAATCTGTGGAAATGTACGTGCTTCTGGAAACTCTGTTAGAACTTCGTCTCTGTCAAAGTCTTTTCCCAATTCTCTGTATTCAAATGGATAGTTATATTTTTCGCAGAGCGCTTTTGCTTTAGTGCATGAAGGACATGCCGGTTTACCCCAAATATAAATCATAGTGAAAATCCTTTAAATGTATCTTCTGTTACGTCTTGCTTTGTACCACCATTGATGTAACTTGTGATTTCTGTTTCTTGTGGTGCCACTTGTACATCTGCACCGCTGATCCATTTTTGTGTCCAAGGTAACGGATTTGTTTTGATCGTGTAAGGCGACTTCAATGCAACGTTTGTCATTCTGCGTGTGCAAATAAACTCAATATAGTCGCTTAGTAGTTGGGTATTAAGTCCGATCATTGAACCATCTTTGAACAAATATTCTGCCCATGCTTTTTCTTGATCAACTGCGTCTACAAACATCTGAACGCATTCTTGTTCTGTTTCTTCTGCAATTTTAGCAAAGTCAGGATCATCTTTCTTAAGAAGTTTTAGCAACATCTGTGTGCTTGCCAGATGTAGATTTTCATCACGTGCAATAAGTTTAATAATCTTTGCATTACCTTCCATTTTCTTTAGTTCTGCAAATGCCCATGAGCAAGCAAACGAAACATAAAAACGAACACCTTCCAAAATGTTGACACTCATTAAGGTGAGCCAAAGTAATTTTTTCATTTCATACAAATCAACTTTTACTTTTTTACCATTGACTGTATGTGTGCCTTCACCTAGTAGATTGTAATAACCAGACAGTTCAATTAATTGATCATAGTATTTCGAAATATCGCCTGCACAATCTACAATCTCTTCAATGTCCATTAGTTCATCAAAAATCTTACTTGGATTGCTGTAAACATTACGGATGATGTGTGTATATGAACGTGAATGAATAGTTTCTGAAAACGTCCATGTCATAATCCAATTTTCTAATTCTGGCAAACTTACAATAGCACCAAATGCTTCTGCTGGTGCACGACCTTGTACAGAATCTAATAGAATTTGGCGTTTTAGATTAGACGTAAAGATGTGCTGTTCAAAGTCAGTCAAGCCTTTGAAGTCTTTTGCATCTTTATAGATATCAACTTCTTCCGGACGCCAAAAGAAGCCCAACTGTTTATCAGTCAATTGATCAAACTGTTTATATTTCAGTGTGTCATATCGCTGAATTGTCGGGCCGCCTGTAGGATCTAAAAATGCTAGAACCTGTGTATGGTCGGCACGGTTAGTTGTGTCAAAAACGCTCATGTCTGTCTATCCTTTTTTATTATTATAATGATTTTAGGCTATTTGTCAACCTATACTTTAATTATCTCTAAAGGTTTGGATTGTTTCTCGAGAGAGTAAAATTTTTTCTTATGAACTGGGTGTTGCCTTGGATTTAATTTTTTATTGGGATGTCCTATCCCAATTGCCATCATAGGATCGAATTTTTTATTAGTGTATCCATATAATAAATCTGCTAATGCATTTTGATCTAAACATATACAGTTACCTGTTCTTAGACCAATTCTATTTGCTTCAAAGTTTATAATACCTGTAATTGTTCCTATAGCGATGTTTTTGAATTGTGCATATTCTTCTTTATCATCCCAATACTTGTGCATATCTGTAGGAGTATTTTGGCATAGGATTGCAACACACGGAGCATCTAATTGAGGATTACCTAAAAATACTGCTTTAGGATCAGTTTGTTCTTTAAAAAACTCGTTGTACTTTCTTACATGCTCTTGTTCATCAGGGTGACCTGATAGGCTATAAATATTTTTTATTAAATCTTTATTTTTAGTAAAGATCACTTTTAAAAAATTATAGCCATCTTTCATGTTTGCCCATTTTATACACTCTGCAAGATAATCTATAAGATGATCTGAAACTTCAGCATCATCGAAATTACGATGACAGATTTTCATATGCTTAATGTTTTCTAAATCACGCATGTGTCACAGTACTCGTCTTCTTCAACTAAAGTATAACCATTTGCGTCTGGCTCTTCTTGTTCTACAACAAGTTTTGAAATATCTAACTCACCTTGTCCGTCGTTTGTATTAAAGTAGTAGAGTTGTTTGCCTCCATACTTGTAAAACATAAGCAGGTGTTGTAACATTGTTGACATTGGAATCTTTTCATCATCGTAGAACACAGGGTTATAACTTGTGTTCACTGAAATACCTTGATCGATATATTTTTGTAGCACCGCCATAATTTTCAAATAACCTTCTGGCGATTGTTGGTCCCATAACAAATCATATTTGTTCTTAAGACGCTTGAATTCTGGAACTACTTGTTTCAGTACACCATGCTTTGATTGCTTTACACTGATATATGCTCTTGGTGGTTCGATACCGTTTGTAGCGTTTGCAATCTGCGCACTTGTTTCACTCGGCATTAGAGCCATTAGTGTTGAGTTACGAATGCCTGTTTCTTTGAGTTGCTTGCGCAATCCTTTCCAGTCCATGCGTTCTTTGTGTTTCACAAGATCGTCTACATCTTTTTTGTATGTTTGATTAGGTGTAATACCTTGTCCATATTTTGTTTCTGGTGTGCCAGGACATGCACCTTGCTCTGCTGCAATATCAGCACTTGCTTTGATTAGATAGTAACTCCATGCTTCAGCATATTCATCGATTAGTTCTAAACCAGCACTATTGATATTTTGATAATTAAGACCATGTTTTGCAAGCCAGTATGCAAAGTTAATAATACCAACACCTAGCGGGCGGCGCTTTTCTGTTGAAAGTTGTGCAGCAAGAATTGGATAGTTTTGATAGCTTAGTAGTGCGTCTAAACCACGTACTGCCAGTGTACATGCTTTTTCAAAATCTTCTGGTGTACGCACATTGCCCCAGTTGATTGCTGAAAGTGTACATAGTGAAATTTCACCCTCTGGATCATTCAAGTCATTTAGTGGCTTTGTTGGTAAGTTAATTTCTGCACATAAGTTTGACTGTCTAATAGGCGCAACTTCTGGTAGAAATGAGCCGTGGTCGTTTGCATTGTCTACATTCTGTAAATAGATACGTCCAGTACTTTTGCGCTCCTCCATAAACGATGCAAAAAGTGTAGCAGCAGGAATAGTTTTCTTACGTAGTCTAGTGTTTCTTTCTGCGTTTTCGTATAACTCTCTAAACTTATCTTGGTCGGCAAAGAAAGCATCATACAAACCAGGAACATCACTTGGTGAAAATAATGTAATGTTACCACCAGTAATTAGTCTTTCGTACATTAACTTGTTGAACTGTACACCGTAGTCCATATGACGCACACGATTTTCTTCTGTGCCTTTATTGTTCTTTAGCACAAGAAGTTCTTCTGCTTCTAGGTGCCAAATTGGATAGTAGATAGTTGCTGCGCCGCCACGCACACCACCTTGGCTACATGACTTAGTTGCGGCTTGAAACATTTTATAGAAAGGAATAACACCTGTGTGATATGCATCTCCTTTGCGTATCGGTGAACCAATAGCACGAATACTTCCGCCACCGATACCAATGCCTGCTTTTTGACTTACATATTTTACTATAGATGAACTAGTAGCGTTAATGCTGTCAAGGCTATCATCAGTTTCAATAAGTACGCAACTACTAAACTGTCTTTGCGGTGTACGTACACCCGCCATAACAGGAGTAGGCAAACTTATGTCGTGTAAACTAATCGCATCATAATAATCTTTCACCCATTTCAATCTTGTTTCTTTTGGATAGTTTGCAAATAAACTTGCTGCAATAAGAATATAGCACATTTGTGGTGTTTCAAAGATCTCACCAGTTACTCTATTTTGGCAAAGATACTTACCACGCAACTGCTCCATTGCAACATAGGTCAGGTTTTCATCACGCTCGTGTTTTACAAAGCCTTCGATTTTATCCCATTCTTCGTCATTGTATGTTCCGAGCAATTCTGGATCATAAAACCCTGCTTCTGTATTACGTTCTACTAATTCACGGACTGTGCATGGAGTATATCCGCCATAAACTTCTTTACGTAAATGATAATTGATAAGTCTACCGCCAACATACTGATAGTTAGGTGTTTCTTCTGTGATTAAATCTGCTGCGGCTTTAATCAATGTTTCTTGAATTTCGCTGGATTTCATTCCATTAAAAAATTGGATTTGACTTTTGATTTCTACCTCGCTTGGACTAACACCAGTTGTGTCTTTACATGCATTAAAAACAACCTTATGTAGTTTTTCAATGTCTAGTGGTTCTTTTCGTCCATCTCGCTTGGTAACTTGAATCATTATCTTTTCCTTTTTAATAAAATGAGGCACCTACAACTCTGGTAGATGCCAATTAACGTAACTTTAATAATTGGTATTTATTATCTACAACAAGGTGGTCAGGTAAACTAGATGCTTTTACTGCTTTGCTTCTGTCAAAGCCAATTACAGCGTTATCTACACAAAGCAGGTGCATTAGTTCTGATTTCTCCCTATCAATGCATGTATGTATCTCGAATTGCTTCTGGGAAAAACGTTCGGTTAATTGAAGCGTATATGCTTTTCCTAGAATTGTTGCAAACTCGCAATACGAATTTTCGTAAATCAGTGTCCAAGGATCTGGCCACGTTTGTTCATCATATGGATCAATGTGTATACTGACTAAAGGTGCAGTATTATATAAATTTATTACATCTTGGATAGGATCCTTTGCAGTCTCCAAGCCTTCTCGAAATAATTTCCAAGCACGGAGTCTATCCTCATATTTTAAATCAAACATTAAGACCTATAGTTTACTGTGTATACAAAATTATCGTTCGCTACTGGGATTGTGTTTTTTAATGTAATATGGATAGTGTCATCTGTGCCATCGCTGTTGTTATCAACAACAGATGCTGCCCATGTAAATGCTGTGTTATATAAAGCTGGCCCTGTATGTGTATATACATCGCTCAACTGTGGTGTTACTAAACTTGCGTTATTAACAATCGAAAGTGTGCCTTCTCTTTGAATACCTTGTCCAGTTTCTGTATATAGATATTCAATTTCAATGACACCGTTTTCAATCAAAGGAACTTTTATCATTTCTTTAGCAGTGAGTTGTTGTCCAATTTCAAATTGGTTAGTAAATTTTCCTACGACTTTGGTTTGACCATCTACTTCTGGATAGTAAACAGAATCAATAAAGAAGAAACCACCATCTGGGTTGTTAGGAAGTAACTTACCTGTTCTATCAAAGAAGTCTGTTTCACTTAGATTTGTGTTGCTCGAAAGTGCAATAACTGGACTTACTGTGCCGTCTGTTGTATCACCAAGATTTGTACCTACTTCGAAAAACTTATTATCTCTAGATACGTTGTATTCTCCGTATACAATTTTTATACCTTCACGCTTTATCTGATCAAATTTACAATTTGATATAGTGCTAAACCGTGGACCATAGTTACTACCAGGAGTACCTAAACTCATAGCCTCACCAAATGCCATCGCAACATCTCCATATACAAATTCACAATCTTTCCATGTATTATCTCTAATATCATGATCA